TAAATGGACCAGTGGTTCTGGGAATTAAATTAGTATGTACCATAGCCGATGTGATTATGTGGTTTTTAAATCCGAGTACATACTCTCCATTAGAAATTGTCTTAAACTGGATCCCTAGTCCTTGCGCATTATTTATTCGAGCCCTTTTAAATAACCAAGCATGGGATATTGAAGACTACACAGCCATAGGAGAAGGCACATCTGTCGTTAATGGTCCTAATGTAGCACATCCTATGGATGGAAGCAATGTTGTCACTGAAGTCACTTTACGCGATGATTTAGAGATACAAACAAACAACGTAACACAACTAGCAGAGAGTGGTAATTTTGTGAGTGCTAATAAGAAGTGTGTTAAAACTGTTGAGGAAATGAAAGAATTGTTCACGCTAGAAGGAGCTTTTGAAATTAAACCTAGATTAGATCGTATAGTGGATACCCCAGTCACATTTTGTCGTCCTAATCTAGTTCCAAGTGGAGGTGATTCGTCAATGACTGCAGCTATTTACTACCGATTATTTGCAGTGACCACTCCCAAAGCTCAACAGAATGAAAAAGTTGACACGATGGAATTTCCTGTAATTAAACCATTTCCACCCTTTTCATTATTAGAGATGCTAGATAAATGGATGAAGAAGTTTCCTGCCAAAATTAAGAAATATGGACAAGAGTTAGCATTAGTTCACATAAATATGAATGAATTGTTGCGCCATAATTCCACTCCATTATTGTGCAAGACTGATGAAGCATTTATAGGAGGTACACTAAAACCACGTACCATATTTAATGTGCCAAAAGGTGTTTTTGCAGTGACGTGTAGTACCACAGAAGAAGTCACTGAGCGCATGGCCAATGTGTTTTCACCATTTTATGAGTACGAAGGATGGCACTTAATACCGGCAATATCTTTAACTGCAGAACAATTGGGTTGGATCTGGGCCCAAAGTTCCACTGGCAAGTGGATAATAGCGTTGGGTGATGATGTTATCATTAGAGTAGATAATAAGGTTTTAGATTGTGATGCAACACAGTTTGATGCTTCACAAGGGATGGTATTAATGCACAAGATACGTTCATTCATTGTGGGTGCTTTTGGCGCGTCTACAGAGTGGGCAGATATTCTAAATAAAGTTGATCATCTTCCATATACTTTTTTGTTGGATAAAATAAAGTATAAGATATATCATAAAGAGGATATGAGGTTATCAGGGGCAAGTGATACATGTTTAGGTAACACTCTTACCAGTTTATTAGTTGCTTACAATGTGTTTGCCATAGACAAGACGCCTTTAATAGCGCAATCAGTGTATCAACAGTATCTAAATTGGGGTTTTAAGATGAAGATTAAAACCACGGATAGCACCCAAGCTACTTTTCTTAAGGGAATGTTTTATGATATAGAAGGAACCATGCCTGTACTATTTCAAGGCCAGCAGTACTTTACTCATATAGTGTGGGGGCCTTTACCATCAAGAATTTTTAAGCTAACTCAGATAAAAAGACATGTAGCCAATCCTGTTAAAAGATTAGCAGAAGTATTTTTCTCAATTAGAGCTTTTAAACGTATACCCATTTATGATGTGCTTATACCGAAGTTTATTGCTTGGAGCACTAATTTACAGGT